CGTTCAACCCAAGATTGAAAGTATTGACCTTTTTTATTAGTCAACCATTCTTCTGTATTAATACCAACTACAAGATAATCGGAAAAATCTTTTGCTCTGGTAAAGTATGATATATGTCCACTATGGATTGGATCAAATCCACCAGTAACCAAACTCAATTTTTTAAAAAACATTATGCAACATATCCATACTTTTCACGAAGTATTTTTTTATAAGGTTTTCCATCTTCAACTAAACCTTTAACTAATCTTAGTTTTCGGCATAATTCTGTATCAACATCTGATATAGACTCAATGATGACATCTAGTTCATCTAAATCAATAGGTAAATCCATTAGGTAAAAAATAATTCAAGGTTTACAGTTTTTTCGACATTCCAACCAATCGCATCAAGAATTGCTTTGAGTGGTTCAACAAAACTTTTCTCAAATTGTAGATCATAATCTATATACTTGTCAAGTCCAATTTCAGTTGGAAAATCTTGAATAAAAGAAATAACATTCTCTTGTATAATATTTGGTTTTTGAAGATAAAGAAATTTAACTTTTTCCCCATTACCAATAAGTGAATATTTATTATCCAACTTCTTCTGCTTTATATAATGATTGAATAACAATGCACCACGAATATGAATAGGTGTTCCCTTTGTATAGATTGTAGACGATGCTCTATATTTTTGCACATTTGATGCAGTGCGAGGAAATGCAATATCTTCTGGTGGGAGTTTCTTGAACTTTGCACGACAATCATCAATGTAATCTATCACTTCTTCTTCTGTTCCATTCATCATTATCTTCAATCCATCCTTAATCATTGTGCGACAAGGTGCAGGAGTTGATGACTTCACTGCTTCAATACCCATCATCTTTAATTTGGGTTCTTCATATCTTACACCTTCACTATCCCATACGTTTAGAATATATCTTTTCTTTGCTGTCCATATGCCACGATCTGCGATATTCTCACGTTTCATAAACATCTTTTGATCGTAAGCATTTACGTACTTGGCCAACGTTTCATAAGAACTCGTAATATACTTTTCAAGTTCCATCTCACACACCTTATTAAGGAACGAGCAAATGCTCGCACCATTCTTCTCTCTACCTTTGTATATGACCTCCACCAGAGGACCAAGGTTAAGGTAGATACTATCAGTATCACTAGCAATGACATAATCTTCACCCTCCGTTTTAAGTATTTTGTTTAGATAATTGTTCATGCGGTTTTCAATCCAACGAATTGAAACCTGCCCTGATAAAGTAATTGCTTCTGCGTTTGCTAATTTATAATAGCGGAAGTATTGATTACCAATCGCACCATAGGCAGAGTTAAGAGAAATCTTCTTTGCCATTTGAATGTTATTACATCTTGCAATTTCTTTTTCAAGATCTTTTGTTTTTGTCTTTTCATACTTCTTCTTTGCAGTAATCATTCTCTTCTTGAAAATGACTCTTTCATTGTACATCTTCTCCATCAGTTCTGGTAAGAACCCACGAACATCTTTACGGAACATTGCACCATTAGCACAGATTGCATTATCCTGATACATTTCAAATGTGAGTTCCTCATTAAGTATCTTATCAACTGTAACTGTTGGGTGTTTTTGTTCAAGGAGTGTCTCTGGGGAAATATTATATTGCATGATCAAATGTGGATATAGACTATTCAAGTCAAAAGATACTACCCAATCATACTTACCAGGTATTGGTTCTTTTACATATGCACCTGCATACTTCTCTGCTTTATCAGATCTTTCTTTTGGAGGTATAACAATATTTCTTCTCTTCAAATAATTGTAGATAATTGTGTCCCACATTCTTACCTGATAAAACACATCTTCATAATTGACCTTTGCATCATACGCCATCGTCAGAGCAAGTTCAATCAACTTCATCTTATCCTCTAATCGGTCAACAAGTTCTACGTCAATGATGTTATATTCTACAAACTTCTGCCAACCATTCGTATAGAAGTCTTTAAATGTATCAAACTCACTATGATCTAATTTCTTTTGTCCAAGTTCGACACTTGCAATATAATCCAAACGATACGACTCTTGTGCCTTGTAAGTAAACTTCTTATAGAGATCAAGATAGTCCAACTGTGAGACACCACCAATGTCATATGAAATATGTTTACGACCTGCGATATAAGTTTCACATTCTGTCACCAAACCCCAAGGTGACATTCTCTTCATCAACTTACCACCAAGAACTCTTTCAAGTCTACGACAAACATATGGAATATCATATAACTTACTGTTCCAACCTGTAATAACTTCTGGTGTATTATCTTCAATCATCCACCAGTTTATGAATGCATTTAGAAGTTCATACTCTGAACTGAATGACTTGTAAATTACATTCTTCTGTTTATTATTGAAGTCACCAACACCCCAAGTAATAATTTGTTTTGTTGTGTAGTCTTGTATTGATATGAGAAGTATTTCTTCTGCAGCAGATTCTACATCGGGGAAACCATTCTCTGACTTCACCTCAATATCAAGAGTAACTAATTTAATTTTTTCAATATCAAATTTGACTTCCTGCTCTGGATACTTGTCTGATATGTATTGGTATATAAATCTCTCGTTTCCATATACATCAAAATTATCTACCTCTGCATACTTCTTTATAAACTCACGACAATCTCTTACTGTGCCAGGTTTGATAGGTTCAACAACATCTCCTGTCAATGTTTTGTATTTACTTTTTCTTTTGGAGTTGACAAAAAGAGTTGGATAAAACTTCTCACGGGTTGCGAAGTGTTTACCATCTTCATAACCACGAACTAAGAAGTTGTCTCCAACCATTTGAACGTTGGTGTAAAACCTCATTCTTCAATCAAATTTAGATATTGTTCTAACAGTGTAGGTGTTGGGATCGCTAATGTCAAGATCTTATCAGAACCCATCATAAAAATATTATCTCTTGTAAGATCCATCATAAAGGGTTCAAGAATGGTTTTACCCGATTCTGTGTTTACAATATATGGTTTTGTAAGTTTACAATCTGGTTGTCCGATGTCCTCAGTTGCAACCTCATCTACCTGACTTATTACGTAATTATTATTTGTCAGTGCTATTACTCTCACTTCCATTTATTTTCTCCATGTACATTTCTTTAAGACTATCTATCGGTTCTACAATAGTTACTACCTGATGTCTTGGAATTAAAACTTCTTTATCTGCTGATAATAAAATCCAAGGAGATAAAGTGATTTGAATTTGTCTATCTTCATCACTCTCAGCAAGAAATTCTTTTTCAGTGAAGACACGATGAGCATTACCAAACAAATAACCAATTGGTTTACCGTCATCTACTAGTTCTTTTATTTCTGCAATAACTTGATCTTGGTCTTGCAATACTGCCAGTTTAATAGCCATAATAAAATATAATTGATTTGGTAGATTCCTATCGCCGCTTATGCTGAACCTACCGAAGGGCATAACCGCAGTCAGTATTTCTCTGACCTTTATATTATAACATAAAAAAAGGGATCGTCAAGATCCCTTTAATTTATTTAAAGATAGTCTTTTCGAGCATGATGATCAGGAATTATTTTTCCTAATTTGATTGTGAGAAGTCCATCTTTAAACTCTACATCTTTAACTTTTACATCATCTGATAACTGCCAAGTTCTATTGAAAGATCTTTGTGCTAGTCCTTGATGTGCATAGTTAACTGTATCATTATCCTTAGATTCTTTCTTTCCTTCAATAATTAATTTTCCATATTCAGTATAAACTTTAATGTCTTTCTTACTAAATCCTGCAAGTGCAATTTCTAGTACTGACTCGACATTGTTTAGATGAATTAGATTGTAAGGTGGATAGTTTGATGAATAATCGTCATTAAAAAATCGGTCAAGGTAATCGTCCATACCTATACCGTTTCTGTTGATTATTTTCATCAACTCTGGTAAGTTTGCAGAGTGATAGCGTTGTAGTGCTGTCATGATTGTTCTCCTTTAAAAGCGAGTATAAAATGTGAACCCTTTCGGCATTCAATACTAATTATACCTTAAACCATTTGCATAGTTGGAGGAGAACCGATTAACCCA